AAGATGCTCGATACGCTGCAGCGCAGACAATTCGGAAAGCGTGACAGACACACCGTTATATTCAAATTGTTCTGTTTTCAGAAACATGTATGACCTCCGTTTACCCTGCAGCGCCCGCTTCAGTAACGGTGACTTCAGCCACTGCGGCGAACTGACCATTTCCGCTCACCACAGGGATCTGCACCTTACCTGTCGCCACGCCGTTTACCGTAATTGTCATATCTTTCACACTAATGGTGGCTTTCGACGGATCGGCGGAAACCGCTCTGAACGTCTTGTCTGTTGCACTTTCCGGCTCAAAAGAAACCGTCAGGGTGGTTGTTTTCCCTTTTGCCACCGTACCGGATGTCGGCGTCACCTTAATCGCACTGACCGGCGTAATTTTGCTGCGTTCTTCCGCTACAGAAGGTTTACCCACGTTAGTGACTTTCACCGTGCGGGTGATCACTTCTTTCGCCGTCACGGCCTTACCGATACTGCTGACCCAGCCACGAAACACATCCACCGTGCCATTCGGAAAACGGATTTTATAGGCCCGGACATCGCCGCTTTCAAACCAGCCTATAAGCCCTTTCTGGCCTTCCTCTCCCGGTTTCCAGGCCAGCGTAAAACTGGTATCACCTGCAGATTTCTGCCCCTGCCCGGTCGCGGTCCAGTCCGCGTCTTCATCATCCAGGTAGTTATCATCGTAGGATTCTGCCGTCATCTCGCCCGGCGTCAGATCCTTCACCTTAGCCAGTCGCTGCCAGTCATCGTCTGACAACGGGTTTGCATAGGCGTCACCCTGACCGTTATAAACCCACAGGGTGGTACCGGCTCCTTTTACCGGCTCCAGGGGAATTCGTGTTTCGGCTTGACGTAGCCCGGACGTAACACGCGGGTTTCACCACCGCGATGACGCAGCACTTTTCCTTCAACAACCGGGGAGACATAGGCCGCCACCGGCGTTTTTCCGGTAATTTTGTCCAGCATCACCTCTTCGGTATGGAAATTCACCGTACGGCGGAAAAACAGCTCCAGAAACAGCGCACGAAATTTCACTTTTTGTTCGGTATAACCGAGTAACTGGCGGGTCGTAAACAATCCCATAAATCAGTTCCTTTCATTCAGAAATCAGTCAGGCCACCGCGGTGGCCTGATAACGTGTTACGGCAGCGCCGCGTGACTCAGGGCACTGCCGGCAAAGGCATTTGCCTTTTTGTGTTCATCCACACTTTCAGGCCAGCGGATTGCCTCCGTCGCAAAGGTCCCCGACTTGTAATAGGTCAGTACCGTCTCTGTGCCTTCAAGCGGCAGTACCAGTATGCCAACTGCACTACCGGCTTTCTGTCCGTCCCAGACCACCAGTTTCCCGCTGGCTTCATCCAGCATCAGGGGCGTCAGTGCCGGTGTTGCCGAGGAAATCCCGCTGCTGCCTGTGGCGGTATGAGCCGGATCATTACCGGCAAAAATACGTACTTCCGCACGCTGTTCAGTGATGTTTTTCGTTACCATATTGTAAAAACCTCCTGTTGATGGTCAGCACTGACTTCATGGCATGGCCATGAGCATTTTCACGTCCGCATCACCGTCTGCTGACGTCTGTGGCACGCCACCCTGTACCGCAGCCGGTGAATGGTTCGCCATGATGCGTTCAAACAGGGCGGTTGTGGATGCAGAGACCGGTTCTGCCTTACCTGATCCCGCAGCCAGCACAGCCCGGGCGCTCTCCACAGTCATTCCCGGGCAGGCAGCCAGCTGTTCAGCCTGCGCCTCAGCCCCTTTTGCCTCATCCAGTGCCATGATCTGATCACGGAGTGAGGGTCCGGCATCCGCCTGCGGTGAAGCAGCCAGGATCGGGCGGGCTTTTTCCACCGTCATCTCCGGCATCGCCGCCAGCGTTGCCGCCAGTTGTTCACGACCGTTCGCTTCTTCACACGCCATAATGCGATCGGCTTCACTCTGCGTGGATGCCACCGGCTGCTGCGGTGCCGCCGCGGCCAGAATCGCCCGGGCCTGTTCAACGCTCATGCCCTGTTGTCCTGCCAGCATCGTGGCAAGCTGTTCACGTCCTTTCGCTTCCTGGCATGTCAGGATCCCCATCACTCGCTGGTTCTCCTGCGCGGCGGCTTCCGTTGCAGTTAATTGCGGCATAGTGCCTCCTCTGACATTACTGTTCAGCGCCGTGGCCATCACACTGATGGCATCCGACGCATTGACTAATTCATCCGCCAGCCCGGCATCAATGCCGGACTGACCTTCAAAAACGGCGGCCTCTGTTCCCGTGACGGCATCAACAGACAGACCGGTAAACATGGCCACTTTTTCGGCAAACATCCGGCGCGCCGCATCAATGCGCTGCTGCATGTTCTGGCGAACCTCTGCCGGTAAGGCTTCAAACTGATTGCCATCCACCTTGTGCGCCCCTGAGTAAATCAGCGTGATATCCACACCGGCCTGCGCCAGATGACCGGCATAGCTGACATGGCTCATCATCACGCCAATGGAGCCGATACGGGATGTCTGGGTAACCAGCCGTCGGGAGCAGGCCGACGCCAGCAGCATGGCTGCAGAACAGGCCGTGTCATTGCACAGTGCCCAGACCGGCTTCTGCTGACGGAGGCGGTAAATCATGTCAGCGCAGTCAAACGCGCCGGCGGCCTGCCCGCCCGGACTGTCAATGTCCAGCAGTACGCCCCGCACCTGGCTATCCGCCATTGCCTGCTGAAGACAGGCGACAATGCCGTCATAGCCTGTCATTCCGGAAAATGGCCGCATACCCCCCAGCCGGTGCACCAGCGTGCCGGTCACCGGCAGTACAGCAATACCGTTCACCACCCGGTAAACACGGGCCGGTCGTTTACCTCCGGCCATGTACTCGTCCGTTTCAGCCAGCATTCCGGGAGCATCAAGCTGTACCTGCTGCTGTGGTACCGAAAGACTTGCTGCCCCCATCTCGCGCCCGAGCGCGCAAAAGAAAACCCGCGCATAGGCGGGCTCCAGAAGCAGCGGTTCATTGAATGCTGCGGCAATAATGTGTGAAAGATTACGTCTCACGGGGTGTTGTCTCCTCTTCCGGCCTGCGACTCTCCGCTATCTGCTGCTGATACGCCTGCGCTATCCACACCGGACGTGAGAGTCCGGCTTTTTGCCGCTCTGCAGATTCCCTGACCTGCTGGCGGAAAATGTCCTGATAATCCTCGCCCATCAGCGCCGGCTCTTTCTCATACGTGCTCAGTCCGGCCTCAATGCGCATCACCGATTCCTGAACCTCCTTGAGCCCGTCAATGGCCATTCTTCCGGCACCAATCCACTCTGCCCGTGACCAGGCTGATCGCGCCTGATAAAAATCAAAACGCGCCCGTGGCGGACGGATAATCCCCCGAAGAAGTGCCTCTTCCAGCCAGTAGGAAAACATCTGCGTGGCCAGCCGGGCCGCAATAAATTTTCGCCGCCCCATAAAATAGCGCCACGACTCATTGGCAGAGGCCCTGGCACTTGAATAACTGACCTTCGAGTAATCACGGGACAACTGTTCGTAGGAAACGCCAAGACCGGCGGCGATATACCGCAGCAGCGCCTGTTCAAGCGCCGAAAATCCATTGTCTGAATCCTGCGCAGTCTGTAGTTTCAGATCATCCCCGGGGAAAAGGTGCGGAATTTTGACACCACCCAGCGTCACGTTATTCGTGTCATACCAGCTGGAGAACTTCTCCAGAATATTAATAAGCGGATTATCCTTCTGCCCCTGCGGCGCACCGGCGATATATTCAAAGGCCTTTTCGGTATCAAGGTCACTTTCAATCGTCGCTGCATACATGGCTTTCACAATGGCCGACTGAAGCTGTGTTGCCTGCAGGGAATCGAGCATCTTCAGCCGTTCCATGACGCTGTAAAACTGGTTGGCCCCACGGGTCTGCCCGTCCTCCACCGGCTCGAAAATATGCAGCATGGCCGGACGCCCGGTGGGAAGTTCACGCGGGATCCGTTCCCATCGTCCACTCCCGGAGCGAGGAAAATCATCCTCACAGATATGGTACGCAACGGCACGGCCATATCGATCGACCTCCACCCCGGCCCGCAGAAAACGGTTCCCCATACCGTGTCCTGGCGTGTCCACCCGTTTCGGACTCACGGCTTTAAAACGCGTACGGAATAACTGCGTGGTTTCCGTATCCCAGACCGGCTGCACAAAGATTTCGCCGTTAAACGCATGAACGCCCACACCTTCACGGATAAATTCCGTGAACGTGCGTTTTCCTTCCACGTCGATCTCGCCAGACATCCCTTCGGCGTATTCCGACCAGGCCGCCTCCACCTCATCGACAAAGCTTTTTGCTGCGGTCTCCCGCATCCCCAGCCAGCGCCAGTTCGGACGGTAGCTGATAAGAAACATATGCCCGACAATGTGATCCTTATGCAGTGCCACCGCATTGGCCGCTATTCCGTTATTGCGCACCAGATCATCTGCCCGGGCATTCCCCAGACGCAACGCGGGCAGCAGGGCCGCATCGGCACTCTGCGCCGGTGGCAACCACTCCGCCATTTGCCCGCCAAATCCTGCACCGCCCCCGTTGTAGCTGAGACTCTCACGAAGCGGAACGCCGTTCACATCAATCAGGACAGGCGTTCGTTTCATAACCTCACTCCCAGCGGACGACGGCGACGCCGGGTTGTCCCCAGTACCGACTCCGCATCATTGATCGCCCGGTTAAGCTCATCCAGAGAAGCCGCCGTATATTCAATTCTGCGACCATCTTTCTGGACAGACACCACCCGTTTACCGGTTAATAAATCAAGGCGCGCCTGACGCAGCGCCTGCAGTTCAGCGACTGTAACCATTCACTCCTCCGGACAGCTTCGCTGCCAGTTCTTTCAGGGTTGGCCGGGTCGTCTCTTCTTCCCGGGATTTTGCCAGTACAGCCAGATCAAGCTGCCAGCGTTGCACGGACACACGTAATGCCGCGTAGGCATACACCAGGCAGTCCAGCGCTTCGTTACGCCGCTTTTTGTTATCCCACAGCAGACGCATCTTTCCTTTTTCCCACTTCTCCACCAGCTCTTCCGCCACCAGTTGCTGCGCCTCTGTCTGCGAAAAAATCTCCGGATCATCAGGAAAACGGATGGCATACGACGTGGCTTCATCCGCAGGCGAGGGATCGGCTTTCATACGGGCATAGAGAATTTCTTTTGCGGTGTCCGTTCCCACTTCACACAGATACACGCCCCGCTGATTGCGGGTTTTTGGCATGGTGATCACCGGCTTGCCATAGACAGATGCGCCTTTTACCGGCAGCACCCGGAAAACACCGTGTTTTTTTGATCTCTGATAAACAATTTCACCATCGATCCCCCCGGTGTCCCAGCAGACACGGGAAATAGTCATTTCGGTGCCATCCGCATGGCGGTATTTTTTGTTGATCGCCGCATCCACACGTAACAGCGTCTCTTCCTCATCAGGACGCCCCATAATGATGATTTTATCCACCAGAAAGGCTTCCTCTCCCGGAGCCCATCCCCAGACATACATCTCAAAACGGTTTCGCTGCGAGTCAATGCCCGCCGTCAGATAAACCACCCGGGCAGGCACCGCCGCCGTGTAACGCACCACCTTATCCATCAGTACCTGGTGATCGAGTTTTTCGCCCACGGCCTCTTCCCAGGTCTCGCCCAGCGTGGTGTTCACAAAGGTTTTCAGGCCGTTGGGATCTTTCAGTGCATCCAGCCAGTCATAGACAATCTGTACCCAGGTGGTGAACGGACTGTACGCCGTCCAGATATGGAACATGATGGAGCGCGGCGGCGGAATTTCATCACCCCGGGCGCTGAAAAACGTCAGACCGTCACGGGTCCACATGCCCGTGTTTTCACAGATCCACCGCCCGTTGCTCTGGTCCAGTTCAGACTGATGGATCACGCAGCCATGATGTTCACAGAGGTAGAAAACACTTTCAGGGCTGTCCTTCTCCCATTTAAGCCCAAAAGGCGTGGACTCATCGCCAAATTTCAGATACTGCGCCTCCCCACAGTGCGGGCAGGGCACATAAAAACGCATAAAAATGCGCCGACTCGTTAGCGGCTTTTTCGATCTGGCAGGTGCCTTTGATTTTAGGCGTCGAGCCGCGAATGGATTTTGGCCACACCGACCCCTCAATACGCTTATCCCCCAGCAGGGTTGGCGAGCCCTCTTTTTCGACATCCGGCTCGAACGAGGAAAGTTCGTCATAGCAGACCACGTCAACGGATTTTTCACGGTAGTTTTTGGCGGCAGCGCCGCCCAGGCACCAGAAACCGACGCCCGATGAAAAGCGTTTCAGCGTGAGAGTATTGTCACGATGTTTACGACCCAGCCATGGGGAAAGGTCTTTCAGGCATGGCACGTTCCGAATCGTCGCCTCCACGTGAGACTTCATAAAATCTTCAGCGGCAGAATCCGTGGGCTGAAAAAGCAGACTGTTTCGGGATTTATGCTCAATAAAATACCCGCCCCCCCCCAGCAACATCTTTGTATAGCCAACACGGGCAGATTTAATCAGATTAACAGTGCGGATCTGATCATTCCCCATACTGTTCATGATGGCGATCTGGAATGGCAGCGTTTTCCATTCGCCCTCACCATATGAAGATTCTTTAGGCAGATAATAATTTTGATCAGCCCATTCAACTGGCGTCACCGGCAATGCCCTTATCAGGGGCTGTAATGCAGTTGTGACAGCGCTCATCATATTATTCAGTTGTTGCTCTGATATATTCATCAAGTAAATCCGGTAATTTATCCCCTGCCCGCGCACACTGATTTGCCCCCTTAGCAATAAGGGTTTTCAGATGGTCAAGATGGCGCGGTGTTAAATCAGGAAACTGTCGCTGCATGGATAAAGGGATGGAATCAAGCGTACTGGATAACGCCATTGCCAGCTTACTGAGGGCAAAAATACAGAACCCGGTGTCAATCAGTTTTCCTTTTGACACCTCATTTTTTAAGTAAGCGTACAGCGAGGGCCGTATTGACGGGGATGTGTTATTCAGCTGGCAGTGCTATGCGCCACGGAAGCAGTTCGCTGACCCGGTTGACCGGCCAGTCTGCTATGACGCCAAGCACATGGCGAAGGTAGCTTTCTGGATCCACGTCATTCAGTTTGCACGTCCCGATCAGGCTGTACAGTAGCGCTCCCCGCTCACCACCATGATCAGAGCCGAAGAACAGGAAGTTTTTACGACCCAGACTGACCGCCCGCAGGGCATTTTCAGCGATGTTGTTGTCGATTTCCACCCAGCCATCGTTCGCATAGTACGTCAGTGCCGGCCACTGGTTAAGTGCGTACGCGAACGCCTTCGCCAACTCTGAGTGTCGCGACAGGGTCTTCATCTTTTCACGCAACCAGCTTTCCAGGGATTTCAACAACGGTTTCGTTTTTCGCTGACGTTCAGCAAGCCGCTGCTCTGCCGGCATTCCCCTTATATCCGCCTCTATGGCGTACAACTGACCGATCTGCTCCAGGGCTTCTTCCGTCAGTGCTGACGGGATGCGGACGTGCACATCGTGGATCTTTCGGCGGGCATGAGCCCAGCAGGCAGCTTCCGTTATCCCACCATTGCGATACAGCTCGTTGAACCCGGCGTACGCATCCGCTTGCAGCACACCGCTGAAGCAGGCAAGATGAGTCTGCGGATGGATGCCTTTTCTGTCCGGGCTGTAAGCGAACCACACTGCAGGTGCCAACGCTGACCCTGCATTGCGGTCATCACGAACATACGCCCACAACCGCCCGGTCTTCGTCTTCTTATTACCCGGCAGCAGTACCTGGACCGGGGTATCATCGGCATGGAGTTTGCCGTCAGTCATGACATAGCCATGAAGCGCCTCTTCCAGCGGAGACAGCAGCCGGCAGCATGCATCCACCCAGCCCGACAGCAGTGAACGCCTCAGCTCCACACCTTGCCGGCCGTATATTTCTGACTGGCGATACAGCGGGGTGTGCTCTGCATACTTCGAGGTCAGCACGCGGGCCAGCAGCCCCGGTCCGGCGATACCCCGCTCGATGGGCCGCGAAGGTGCAGGTGCCTGCACGATGGCATCGCACTGAGTACAGGCATGTTTTTCCCGTACCGTCCGGATAACCCGGAAGGCGCTACGCATCAACTCCAGCTGTTCGGCGGTATCCTCGCCCAGATAGCTCAGTGAACCGCCGCAGTTCGGGCAGCACGGCGCCGCAGGCAACAGTCGCTTTTCGTCACGGGGTAGTGATTCAGGGAACGGCTTACGGGTGCGGGTCTGACGCAACGGACGCTGTACTGCCGGGTCATACACCCTACCAGTCAGCGTATCGCTCTCTTTCTGAAGCCGGTTCAGATCGGCTTCCATTTGTGCGATACGGCGGGAGACTTTTTCGGAACGACTGCCGAAGTTCATCCGGCGGAGTTTATCCAGCTGCGCCTGCAGATGGTCTATTTCGCGCTCCCGGTTGCTCAGCTTTTCCTGCAGGGCGTGGATCAGCGCTTCCTGTTCGGCCAGGCGCTGTTTCAGCAGGAAGATGTCGTCAGAAGAGATGTCGTTCATAAGCCCGTATTTTACCGGGCTTATTCTGTGACAACCAGGATAAAGAGATTTACAGCATGGTCAGGGAGGTCAGCAGCCGCTTAGGCTGTCGCCAGTCGATACCTTCCAGCAGCATCGCCAGCTGCGCCTGCGTAAGGAACACTTTGCCATCACGGGCTGACGGCCAGGCGAAGCGCCCACGCTCCAGCCGTTTGGTCAGGAGGCACAGTCCGTCACCGGTGGACCACAGCAGTTTAACCTGACTGCCGCTGCGGCCCCGGAAAATGAAAACATGGCCGGACATGGGATCGTCTTTCAGCGCCGTTTGTACTTTCGCAGCCAGGCCGTTGAAGCCATTTCTCATATCGGTGATACCGGCAACCAGCCAAATTTTGGTCCCGGAAGGTAACGGGATCATCGCTTCAGTTCCTGTATCAGCAGAGTCAGGAGCTTTTTCGCTGACATTGCCATTGAAGCGGAGCGTCCCGTGCCGGAACGTTACCTCACAGCTGATACTGAGGGTTTCCGGGTCCTCTACGAGCGATTCTGGCTGTTCGGCAGCTGCATCGAGAGTCACAGGAAGTAGCTGGGGGCTCTCTGAAGAAGGTAATAGCAGCTTTCCCTCGCGCCATTGTTGTCGCCATTTGAACAACAGATTGGCGTTAATGCCATTTTCAAGAGCAAGTTTTGAGATGGATATCCCGGGTTCACAGGAGGCAGCAACGAGCTGCTGTTTAAATTCGGGAGGATAATTAGGGCAGCCTTTTCGCCTGCCGGGAGTCACATTTTTCTGCATATCTGATACTTTGGTTCCCACTACTTATTTGGTGGACACCACTTTGTCTAATTCGTCAGATTCTGACCAGACGGTTCAGGCTGTACGCTTTTTTAACTGCTGTGTAACAGCCTGTTCTGCTGTCAGTTCCCATCTGGCAATAAGCAATTTCTCCTCATAGTCGTCTTCGCTATCGCCATCAGGCACATCGTTTTTACTTCTCCTCAGATACGATATGTAAAAATCGCGCCAGGCATCCAGATCCAGTTGCCCTCGCTTATTCGATATCGGGGCACCCGGCAATTTCTGCAATCTGCGAAGCTGGCGATCGGTCAGACTTAAATGCCTGGCAACTTCAGTCTGCGTAGCCACTCCTCACCTCGCAAAAACTCTCACCTCACAATCACAACAAAACCGGTCATGTCCGGTTTACATGTCTGTTTTTTGTTCATGTCCGGTTCACAGAAGACCTGTTTTTATATTTTTCATATAGTTAACTTGAAGAGAAACCGGACATGGATCCCGGAAAATTTTCATAAATAGCGAAAACCCGCGAGGTCGCCGCCCCGTAACCTGTCGGATCGCCGGAAAGGACCCGCAAAATGATAATAATTATCATCTACATGTCACAACGTGCATCTACGCCATCAAACCACGTCAAATAATTAATTATGACGCAGGTATCGTATTAATTGATCTGCATCAACTTAACGTAAAAACAACTTCAGACAATACAAATCAGCGACACTGAATACGGGGCAACCTCATGTCAACGAAGAACAGAACCCGCAGAACAACAACCAGTTACAGATGCTTTATTAAGGAAAAAACAGCCAGCACTGACTTTCGGTGGAGAGGTGCTGGCTCAGAAGGATAGTTGGATTTCACATGATACTTATGCCTGGCGGTATATTTTCTGACAGACAGTGACGGGTGTTGTCAAGATATTGTGTCATTTATAACCTGAATCAGGGGAGGCCGGAATGTTATCTGGCATTTTTAGCAGAGCCTGAATGCCATAATCACGGCTCCCGGAGTTGGCCGTCAGTGGGTGACACTGGCGGCTTTTTTGTTTTTCTTTACTTTCATTTTCTGTCGGCGGTGACGGAGACATACATCAGATGGAAAAAATCACAACAGGTGTGTCATACACCACGTCAGCGGTGGGGACGGAATACTGGTTACTGCAGCTGCTGGACAAAGTCTCTCCGTCCCAGTGGGTGGCAATAGGAGTGCTGGGAAGTCTGCTGTTTGGCCTGCTGACGTATCTGACTAACCTGTATTTCAAAATCAGAGAGGACCGTCGTAAGGTGGCGCGGGGAGAGTAGTCGATGAATAAACAATACGAACTGGTTGTAAAATGAATATTTCTAACTGAAAAAACGTTCCATGAGGTAAGAAAAGGTCACAGGCAATCAATAACAGGACGTGATGAAAGACCCTTGCATTTGTGCGCTTTCTCTTTAGATAGCAGCAGATACTGAAAATCTGAGTTGTCGGGGAGTCAGGGATACAGCTGTGCAAGAGTTGGTCATTGTGATTCCATTGAAATCCTGTATGCCATGAAGGGCAGGATTTTATGGCTACCTGAGCTTTGGTGATAGTAAGTTGAAAATTCGCATTTTTTGCTGACATGCGTAACGAGAATCCCATAAGCAGGGAGGACTTAATTCTTCATTAACCCATGCGTTGATATTATGTTTCAGCCGTTGAAGCATCAGCGGTGTTAATGTTGTGGTAATAATATCCAGCGTTTTATGTGAGATCTTACCGTAAGGGTCTGCAAGAATGCTGCTTGTTGCTTCGTTATTATCTGCCATCAGAAGAAGTAACTCTGATTTAACGTTTTCTGTCATTAGTTGTAAAAATCTTCTGCGCAAACTTTCTTTACTGTTCATTTATATGGCTTCATTTGTTGTAATCTGCTGCGTCTCAAGGGATATGTTTATGAGAGCGACCATGAGTGTTGGATTATATACCTAACATATCAAGGGATTAGAAATCGATAAATCCCCATGAACGAAAAAATAAAATACGGCCTGTCGGCTGCCGTTCTGGCGCTGATTGGTGCAGGTGCTTCTGCGCCTGAAATCCTCGACCAGTTTCTGGATGAAAAGGAAGGTAACCACACCACGGCATACCGTGATGGTGCGGGGATCTGGACCATCTGCCGTGGTGCCATTCTGGTGGATGGTAAGCCTGTTATTCCTGGCATGAAGCTGTCAAAGGAAAAATGCGACCGGGTTAATGCCATCGAACGTGACAAGGCGCTGGCATGGGTGGAGAAAAACATCCGGGTGCCGCTGACCGAACCCCAGAAAGCGGGGATCGCGTCATTCTGTCCGTACAACATTGGCCCCGGTAAGTGCTTCCCGTCGACGTTTTATAAACGAATTAATGCAGGCGATCGAAAAGGTGCCTGTGAGGCGATTCGCTGGTGGATTAAGGACGGTGGCAGAGACTGCCGTATCCGTTCAAATAATTGCTACGGTCAGGTCTCACGGCGTGACCAGGAGAGCGCGCTGGCGTGCTGGGACATCGACAGATAGCAGAATATTTTCCTGAAAAATGACGTTGGCCAACGCGGGTGGATAACACGAAATCCTGAAAACTGGTAAAACCTAAGTGAATAAAAGTAAAAACCCCGTTTGTTGGCAGCAAGCGGGGTTTTGTGTTTTCTGACCTTGAGTAAGGCAAGGGAGAAATTATGGGTAGGGAGGTACTTTCCCTGTGAGGAAGTATAAAAGATTCTTTCTGAGGTTGTCCATTATGAAAGGCATTGAAGTGGAGACGCCAGCCAGTCTGGATTTAACAAGAGCGGCAGCTTTTGCCATTCGTATTGTGGCCATTGCTGTTCTGGTCTGGGCAATCCGTTGGTGGTGATATGAACCGTGTTCTGTGTGTGGTTATCATTGTCCTGCTGGTGGCCTGTGGTGCGCTTAGTCTGGGGCTGAATCATTACCGTGATCACGCCATCATCTACAAAGAGCAGCGCGATAAAAAAGCCAGTGAGCTGGAGCTGGCGAACGCGACAATTACTGATATGCAGATACGCCAGCGTGATGTCGCTGCACTTGATGCCAGATACTCGAGGGAATTAGCCGATGCGAGAGCTGAAAATGAAACTCTGCGTGCTGATGTTGCCGCTGGTCGTAAGCGCCTGCGGATCAACGCCACCTGCTCCGGTACCGTGCGTGAAGCCACCGGCACCTCCGGCGTGGATAATGCAACCGGCCCCCGACTGGCAGACACCGCTGAACGGGATTATTTCATCCTCAGAGAACGGCTGATGGCAATGCAGAAGCAACTGGAAGGAGCACAGGAATATATCCGTACCCAGTGTATACCGTGATGTTTTGTTATGAAGGTGTTACTGGTAACGTTAAGGTAATTTAACAAAGAGTCAGTTCCGGACTTTATAGTGTGCTCAGTTCATGGCCAAAAACGATTTCTGTGATAAATATTTTGAATATTATTTACAGGTAAATGGAGTGGGGCACATGGATAGAAATATTACAATAGAGAATGAAGTATATGCCCGTATTGTATGGGCAGAGAAGGCAAAAACACGGTAATTCCGTGTGTTGCCATGATACCTGATTGGCAGAATTGTTGTTTGGTTTTGAGTATATAGTCAGCGTCTTTTGTTCAGTAATTGCTCCCTCAATTAATAATGCCATAGGTGATTACTTTTGTTTATTATTTAGTTTTTTTGTGTGTTGTTTTATTGTTTTTGCGTGGTTTGTTTTTTATTGTTATCTCATTAAGGACGGTAAATTCAGGATGGCAGTCTGTAGATAATCGGAGGTCACTTATGCTACATGATCACGTGGCAGAATGTCTGGAGAAAAAAGGACTGTACCGGAGAGCAGCTGAACGATGGGCAAAAGTGATGGTACAGCTAAGTGATGACCAGAAAAGAAAAGTGGCGGCACAGAAACGAGCAGAGTGTTTGCGTAAGGCGCGCCGGACTCCGGTTTCACCGGTGAACCTGACCGAAATAAAACAAGCGGTCAACAGACTACATTCTGAGTTGGGAATGGGATTTGAAGAGCGGCGGGTATTCCGACGATATAAAGGGACAGGAGAACAGAATACGTCCGGAAACGCGCGGTCAAAAAAATGCTAAAAAATATCTGAGAGCGTTATTGCCTGTTACCATAAGAAAAAGCGACTTTAGTGGTCGCTTTTTGTGTCATATATAAGTCGTTTAAGTAAACCTGTCTGAACAGGTTCTCTGGTCGTGTTTGTCTTTGTTGGGTACAAATTGAGAATATTTTTCATTAATTAATCTTCTTCTGCAGGCTTCAATAACCCACGCTGAAAAATTTCCTGAACCTTTCAGATCAAGAGCGATGTTAATTTGTTCAATCATCTGGTTTGGAAATCGGATGTTGCGGGTTGTTGTTCTGCGGGTTCTGTTCTTTGATGACATAATGTTGCCCCATATTCAGTGTTGCTGATTTGTATTATCTGAAGTTGCTTTTACGTTAATTTGATGCAGATCAATTAATACGATACCTGCGTCATAATTGATTATTTGACGTGGTTTGATGGCGTAGATGCACGTTGTGACATGTAGATGATAATTATTATCATTTTGCGGGTCCTTTCCGGCGATCCGACCGGTTACGGGGCGGCGACCTCGCGGGTTTTCGCTATTTATGAAAATTTTCCGGGGAAAATCATGTCGGTACTTCTCGAACATAACTATTTGTTTTTTCTAATATCGAATCCGTAAAGGTCCGACATGAAAACGCCTGAAAAAGTCATTTTCGGGCACTTTCATGTCGGACCCTGTATTTGTTGTGAGACTGTTTCATGAAGGTTAATAAAAAGAAACTTGCCGAAATTTTCAACGTGGATCCGCGAACGATTGAACGCTGGCAGTCTCAGGGGCTCCCTTGCGTCTCCGGAGGTGGTAAGGGCGTTGAATCTGTATTTGATACCGCCACGGCAATTCAGTGGTATGCGCAGAGGGAAGCTGATATCGAAAATGAAAAACTCCGTAAAGAGGTTGAGGATTACAGGGCTGCCAGCGAGGCAGATCTCCAGCCTGGGACTATTGAGTACGAATGCCATCGACTTACGCGTGCGCAGGCTGACGCCCAGGAGCTGAAGAATGCCAGAGACTCCGCAGAAGTGGTGGAAACCGCATTCTGTACTTTCGTGCTGTCACGGATCGCAGGTGAAATTGCCAGTATTCTTGACGGGATCCCTCTCTCAGTACAGCGGCGTTTTCCGGAACTGGAAAACCGACATGTTGATTTCCTGAAACGGGATATTATCAAAGCCATGAACAAAGCAGCCGCGCTGGATGAACTGATACCGGGGTTGCTGAGTGAATATATCGAACAGTCAGATTGATATTCTGCGGCGTGATGTACGCGCCGGGCTGCGAGCCCTGTTCAGGCCGGAGCCACAGACTGCCGTTGAATGGGCGGATGCCAGTTACTATCTCCCGAAAGAATCCGCATACCAGGAAGGGCGCTGGGAAACACTACCCTTTCAGCGGGCTATCATGAATGCGATGGGCAGCGACTACATCCGCGAGGTGAATGTGGTGAAGTCTGCCCGTGTTGGTTATTCAAAAATGCTGCTGGGTGTTTATGCCTACTTCATAGAGCATAAGCAGCGTAACACCCTTATCTGGTTGCCGACGGATGGTGATGCCGAGAACTTTATGAAAACCCACGTCGAGCCTACCATCCGCGATATTCCGTCGCTGCTGTCTCTGGCCCCGTGGTATGGCAAAAAGCACCGGGATAACACGCTCACTATGAAGCGTTTCACCAATGGTCGTGGCTTCTGGTGCCTGGGCGGTAAAGCGGCAAAAAACTACCGTGAAAAGTCGGTTGATGTGGCGGGTTATGATGAACTTGCTGCCTTTGATGAGGATATTGAACAGGAAGGCTCTCCGACGTTCCTGGGTGACAAGCGTATTGAAGGCTCGGTCTGGCCAAAGTCCATCCGTGGCTCCACGCCCAAAGTGAGAGGCACCTGCCAGATTGAGCGTGCAGCCAGTGAATCCCCGCATTTTATGCGTTTTCATGTTG